CTATACCATCGGGGCCCTCACCCTGTAAAGTCTTAGTATAACCGAGGAAATCCGGCATGTAGTCGATAGCTTTCCTAGCTTTATCCGTGATGTTGTCTAGGAAGCCTGGGATATCTTTACCAAGTCTAAATTTATCCCTTTTCATGCAAAACTGGACAAATTGTTCAAATAGAGGATGCCACTTACAATTCTCTATAATACTTAATTGCCGTAAAGCTACCAGTTCAGAGTTCCAATACTCAGGATTCATGTATCTTTCTAAGTATCTCAGTCTACCTAATGCACGACAGGTTGAGTATACTCCAACGCATATACCATTTACGCGGTAGCGGTTGTGATGCCATCTTCTAAGGTATACGCAATCTTGGGTTGAGGCGTACTGTTTATCCACATTACACTCCTGACCATGGGAGGAATACGCTTCAACAACATCCTCCACAGTTATTCCAGGGTATGATAGAATACCATCATCACCTAGACACTGTGAATTTGGGTTCAGTACTTGACCATGTTTAAAGGCAACTTCATATTGCAGAGCTCTATGAGCGAGGGTTTCATCTGCGTTGGTTCCACCAGAACCAGATGCCATACCATGCAGACCTTTAAGTACTGATACATAGTTATGTTCACCGTTTGTTTCGACTTCCCATAAGAGAGGAATCTGATATTTAATTGGGAAGACAAATTTTAACCAATCTCGGGCATCACTATTGTTTGTACAAAGTGCAGTCAATATGGACTTCGCCGCACCCTGCATTGTGGAATTAAAGTGTTGGTCAAATTTACTAAAGTCTGTACAAACGATGAGGTCATCACTACTCTTAGTGTCAAATAGATTAGTGATAGACCTATCAACCGATTCCATGCTTACCCAGGCAGGAACGAGGTTGTGCTTTTGACAACCTTCAATTAAGGGTTGATACAATTGCAGCTCCTGAATGTTAACAGCGAATGGAAACATCCAAATCACTCTCTGTTTAACATCGTCTTTGCTGGGACCGCCTTCTTGACCTCTCCAACCGACTACTGCACAGGCATCACCTGCAAAGCCAGGAAGTGCTTGAAGCACATCCATATCTATGTAGCGTGAACCTAAAATGGCGGTGCAGCGGCAGGGATAAGAATCCTTTATAACATCCCTACGTTTCATCCAGAATGGAGAGCCCGCTTGTGAAGAGAGTTTCATTTTCTCTACAGTGTTCTTCTGAGAACGAGGAGAAAGAGGCTGGATCTTTCTTAATTCCCCACAGACTGCGTCAATGGCTTTAGAGTCTATAGGTTTAGATGGCAGGAGGATGTCATCCCAGTAATGTCTGATATCGTCCATCCTATCACGGAGTGGGAGTTGGACTGATGTCGGACCGACCTTCTTAGCCAGGTCATTTTCAAATTCACAAAGAGTTGGCCACTTGTCTTGTAATGACACAAGGACAGACTGCCAATCTTTAAGAATTTGATTCATTGATTGCCCCTTGGCGAATGGGGCAGTCCAGATCTTTGGTTGTCCTTTTACAAGGTTACCAAAATAAGTCTGAACATTTTGATATCCATTGTCAGTAAAGTAGACAGAACTATTGGTATCTACAAAATGCTGATTAATGAATCGCCCTAC